TTACGGTCGAGGGCGACGTTTGGCTGCTAGGCGACCACCGGCTGATGTGTGGCGACAGCACCAGCATTGATGCGGTGGAGGCGCTGTGTGGCGAACACCGGGCCGATATGTGGCTAACAGACCCGCCATACAACGTGGCATATGAGGGGAAAACAAAAGACGCTCTTAAAATACAAAACGACGAAATGGGTGATGACCAATTCAGGCAGTTCTTACGCGATTCATACTCTGCCGCAGACGCTGTTATGAAATCTGGAGCGGTTTTCTATATCTGGCACGCTGATTCTGAAGGCTACAACTTCCGGGGAGCCGCGCACGATATGGGGTGGCAGATACGCCAGTGTTTAATTTGGAAAAAGCAAACAATGGTTATGGGGCGGCAGGATTACCATTGGAAGCATGAACCTTGCTTGTATGGCTGGAAAGACGGCGCAGGGCATCTTTGGGCGACCGACAGGAAGCAGACCACTATATTAGAGTTTGACCGCCCGTCTCGAAGCAAAGAGCATCCAACGATGAAGCCGGTCGAGTTGTTTGAATATCAAATGCTTAACAACACAAAAGGCGGGGATTTAATTTTAGATAGCTTCGGCGGCTCCGGCACCACAATGATCGCCGCAGAAAAGAACGGTCGCCACTCCCGGCTTATGGAACTTGACCCCAAATACTGCGATGTTATCGTGCAGAGATGGCAGGATTTCACCGGCCAACAGGCCAAACTAGAGGAGAGCGGGGAGATTTTCCCCACTATAAAAGAAAATGCCGCCTAAAAAAGCCAAGCGGGTTACATGCCCGCCATTCAAGCCGACTGACGACGAGCGAAAGCTTGTTGAGCAGATGACTGCTTGCGGTATTCCGCAGGAAAGCCAGTGCCTTGTGATTCGAGACGGCATTGACGACAAGACCCTGAGAAAGCATTTCCGGCGAGAACTGGACACAGCCGCAACCAAGGCCAATACAAAAGTCGCCGGGACGCTGTTCAACAAGGCTATGGGCGGCGATACCACCGCGATGATATGGTGGTCTAAGACTAGAATGGGCTGGAAGGAAAAGAGCGAGGTCGAACACACCGGCGAGCAAATCCACACCATCAAATGGATCGGCGTTGAGTAGCCTCACCGTCCAGGCATCGAAAAAGATGCTGCCCTTACTCAAGCCGAATCGGTACAAGGGGGCTTATGGCGGACGCGGCGGAACAAAGTCCCATTTCTTTGCTGAGCTTCTGATTCTTACATGCCTGACCAGAAAAACCAGGGCAGCTTGTATTCGTGAAGTGCAAGTTACAATCAAGGATTCTGTCCGCCAGCTATTGGTAGACAAGATTCAAAAGTTTAATCTTGGGGGGTTTTTCGCCGTGACGGAGCGGGAGATAACCGCAAAGAACGGTTCGCTGATCACATTTCGTGGAATGCAATCCTACAACGCCGAGAACATCAAGAGCCTTGAAGATTTTGATATTGCCTGGGTTGAAGAAGCTCAGACTCTCAGCAGCCACTCGCTAAAACTATTAAGGCCGACCATTCGCAAAGAGGGCAGCGAGTTATGGTTTAGCTGGAACCCCCGGCATGACACAGACGCGGTTGATGCTTTCTTTAGGGGCGGGTCATCCCGCCGTAGCATGATCAGCGTCGAGATCAATCACGACGACAACAAGTGGTTTCCCGATGTCCTCAAGATGGAAATGGAGGACGACTTTCTAGACGACCCAGAAATGGCCGAACACGTTTGGAACGGCGGCTATCAGATTATCACAGAGGGCAGCTATTATGCGCGCCATATGCTGAAAGCGGAGGCAGAGGGGCGCGTTGGATATTTCCCATATCTCGATCATCTGCCTGTCCACACAGCTTGGGATATCGGCGTAGATGATCATACGGCGGTCTGGTTTATCCAAGAGGATGGCGTTGAGGCACGGGTCATCGATTATTACGAGTTGAGCGGCGGCGGGTTGGAGGACGTCGTGATAGATGCGTTTCCAGAATTAAACCCAGACCTTGAGTTGGGCGCTGCTGGCTTGGTTGAGATAGGCAGAGAAGTCCCGTTTGCTTATGGCACCCACTACATGCCGCACGATATCATGGTCAGGGAATGGGGGCGCGGGGCCAAGACTAGATACCAAACAGCGCAGGAGTTCGGGTTGAAGCCAATCAACAAGGGCGTGGCAGTTGGCCCCATCGAACGCATAAACGCCGTTCGGTCATTGTTCCCGCAGTTCCGGTTCAACGACACAAAAAGAGTGCGGCTTGGGATTAAGCGCATCAATCGGTATCATCGAAAGTGGAACGATTCCATGCAGACTTACACTACGCCAGAGCATGACGAAAACAGTCATGGCGCAGACGCGCTAGGCGAGTTTGCCGTCAATTGCAGCATAAGGCCCAAGCCAGTCAAAGAAACCCTGCGCGATCCACGCATTGTGATCGGCGGCAAATCGTCAATGACGATGAACGACTTGCTCAAAGCGTCTAAAAAGAGCCGAAAAAGATACGATTAGTAATTAATTGAAATTTTCCCCAAGATATCGTATATGTTGATTTTATGGAGTATTTACGTTGACAGATGCTGCAACAGCTCAAACAGGCGGACTTGAAACACCAGAAGACGCAGGCCGGGGGCCGGAAGGCGTCGTAGCTCGGTGGAGAATGGAGCTTGATCTAGCGGCCAAGGAAGAGAAGTTTTGGCGCGAACAAGCAGCAGACGTAAATGCCCGTTATCGCGATGAGCGTGACGATAGCCGAGGAGGCTCGTCAATTGCTAGATATCAGGGCGGCTACAGGTTCAATGTTTTATATTCTAATATTCAAACAATCTGTCCGGCTCTTTACAGTCATTCGCCGAAGCCTGATGTCCGGCGGCGGTATAGAGACCGCGATAATGTTGGCAAGACGGTCGCTGATATTATGGAACGCGCGCTGTCGTACACGATGGATGAGAAAGAGTTCGACCGATATATGAAGCTCGCGATAAAAGACACCCAGCTTACCGGCAGGGGTGTAACCCGCGTGAAATATGAAGCGGCGTTCGGGCAAGACGAAGAAATCGGTGAAAGCGACGAAGACGGCGGAGAAGAATTTGAGGAAGTAGAGCGCGAGGAAGTTGCGTTCGAGCATGTTAATTGGGCGGACTTTCGCAGAGGCCCAGGGCGTATCTGGTCCGAAGTTCAGTGGGTTGCTTTTCGGCATACATTCGACAAAGAAGAGCTTGAGGAGAATTTCCCAGATACCGCAAAAGACATTCCGATGGATTACACGCCTCAAGGCGTGGAAAACGACGACACATCAGACAACATCAATGACACATTCAAGCGGGCCATCGTTTGGGAAATCTGGAGCAAAAAAGACCGAGAGGTAATTTTTGTATGTCCCGGCCTCAAAGAGCGGCCATGCAAGACGGTGAAAGACCCGCTCTCGCTCAAAGATTTTTATCCTATCCCGCGCCCAATGTATTCAGCCGATTATACTAATTCGCTTATTCCGGTGGAGCCATTTAGGTTCTACCGCGACCAAGCCGAAGAACTTGACAGCATAACCAGACGCATCTCAGCAATTGTTGACGCATGTAAGGTCCGGGGCATTTACGACAGCACCATATCTGAAATGTCGAACCTCATGGACAGCCAAGAAACGCAGCTTATTCCCGCCACTGACGTTCTCCCACTGATGCAGTCCGGTGGGTTGGATAAGGCTATTTGGATTTGGCCCATTGAAAAGATAGCTCATGTTTTGGGGTATCTTTACACGCAGAGGGAAGCCACCAAGACCATAATTTACGAAATCACAGGTATTGCCGATATTATGCGCGGGACTTCCTCCGCGTCTGAAACTCTGGGCGCTCAACAGTTGAAGGCGCAATTCGGAACGATGCGTCTGGACGATATGCGCCGGGACGTTCAGCGGTACGCTAGAGACTTAGTCCGCATGTCCGCCGAGATTATTGCCGAGCAATTCAGTCCCGAGACAATGGCGATGATGACTGAAGTCAAATTGCCTACGTTGGAAGAAAAACAAGGGGCGATGATGGCCGCCCAGCAGTTGCAGCAACAGCAACAGCCCATCCCCGAGAAATTGCAAAAAATAATTGATTCGCCTACCTGGGAGGAATCTTTGCAGATTCTTCGAGATGACCAGCAAAGGACATATCGAATTGATATTGAGACCGACAGCACCATTGCTGGAGATCAGGCGCAGGAACAGAAAAACATTACAGAATTGTTATCCGGCGTTTCTATATTTATTCAAAATGCGGGTCCGGCAGTTGAGGCGGGATATCTTCCTCTTGAAGCCGCCAAGTCTATGATCATGACGGCGGTTCGTAAATTCAAAATGGGCCGTGAAGTTGAAGACGCATTAGATACGATTGGCGAAGAAGACGACGATGAGCAGCAGGTAGACCCGGCCATGATGCAGATGCAACAGCAGATGCAAGAGGCCCAGGGAATCATGCAGCAGTTGCAGCAAGAAAACGAAGAGTTAAAAGCTGACAAGGGCGCAGAAGAGCAGCGCACTATTATTGATGCGGAAAAGGCCAAGGCCGAATATTCATTAAAGCAGGGCGACCAAGCATTAAAGACTGAAGAGTTTAGGTTAAAGGCGGCGCAGCCTATCGTTAGCCCTCAAGAGCAATGGGCATATGATATGGAAAGAGACCGGGAGCGTATGGCTTTCGAAGCAGAACAGAAGGCCTTAGAGCGGATTTCCGAGGCTGAGCAAAAGGCATTGGACAGAGACGCCGAGTTAGCTAAAGCTATTATATCAAAGTCCGATGATGATTCTGGGGTTGATGCTGCCCTTGCCGATCTTCATGCCAACAAAACTTTGACATATAACGAAGACGGCAGCATTAGCGGTTATGAAACAACCGAGATTGAATCCACGATATCAAGAATGCGGGACATTATTTCTCAGCAATCATCAACAGATAGAAGCGGGATGGAGCAGGCGTTGGTCCAGATCGCCGAGATGCAGGCTCAAACGGGCCAGCTAATTGTTGAGTCTAATGAAAGGCTAACAAATGCCATCACCGCTCCAAAGCGTGCGGTATACGAAAACGGACGGCCTGTTGGAATTGAAACGGTATAAGTCGTGGCGAACTGGGATAATGATCGTTGGGACATTGGCATTTGGGACGCCATCCCTGCGAGCGAAACTGTGGCAGCAGGCGGTGGTTCTGGTCGGCGGCGCAGGCCGGGTGAGAAAGTTATATGGTATGACGACTGGGTAAAATCTCAAGAGCAAGAGGAACTCCCAGAAGAAGAGCAGATCGAGGTCATTGAAGAAGCTATTGAGGTCGTTAAGTCTTACAAGGCTGAAACGATTTCTGTTGTTGATGCAAAGGCGGCAATCTTGAAGGCCAAGAATGCATCTGATATGCTAAATCAAGTTCGAGGGCTAGAGGCTTTGATGGTTGCATATTATCGGATCAAGGAAGAGCGGCGGCGGATGCAAGATAAGGCAGATGATGAGTTTATCGTTCTTCTGATGTTGGGTGTTTTGTAATGAGTAACTATAAGAAAAGATACGCGGCCATAGATTGGTCGGTCAAAATGGCTTTTGAGCCGCAACTGGTTGAAAATACAACTTCAGTTCGGTCAGAATTATCTATGCCTATGGTGTCGATGGATTATAAGGCTTATGAATGCCCTGTTACTGGAAAGACAATCGAGGGCCGTGCTGCTCATCAGGAAAACTTAAAGCGTACCAATTGCCGGTTGCTTGAACCCGGCGAGAAAGAATCAAACGCGAAGGACGCAGCGGTTGCTTCAGAATCAGAAAACCGGCGGCGAGATGCTGCCATTGATGGAATTGTTGACGCTGTAGCAAGCGAATATTACAACTAGAAGGACAGTATGATGATCGAAGAAACCGCGCCCGCAGACGCCACTCCGAAAGATATGGATGATTTCATGGAGTCTGCGTTTGACGATATGGAATCAGAAGAAACAGAAACCACGGACTCCGAGGTTAGTGAAAGCGATATTTCAAACCTTGTCGAGACCGAAACTGATTCGGATGGTGATAAGCCAGCCGAAACCGAAACGGATAATGATTGGGAGGGCGAACCTGAAGACCAGACCGTCGCGTCTCCACAATCGATGTCCGCTAAAGACCTGGAAGCGTTCTCGGCTCTATCGTCCGAATCCCAGAAATGGGTGACGGATCGCGAGAAGGAACTGACCGCTGATTACACCAGGAAAACTATGGATTTGGCTGAACAAAAGAAATCTTATTCGAGGCTGGACGATATACTTGAACCGCGTCGGCAACAGCTTGCAATGGATGGAATGGACGATAGCACCGCAGTCGGTCAGCTATTTGCCCTATCCGACTTTGCAAACAAAGACCCGGTTCAGTTTGTTAAGTATTTGTTGAACCAGCGTCAGATACCTTTGTCAGCCCTCAATGAACCCAGCAGGCAGCAGCCTGTTGATCCTCAATTAGCCGACATGCAACAAAAGATTCAAGGATTCGAAAACTATTTTACACAACAGCAAGACCAAGCGCAGCAGCAAGTTTCTATTTCAATCGAAAGTGACATTCAGAAGTTCGCTCAAAACAACGAACATTATGATGAGCTAGAATCTGAAATGATTCCTGTTGTTGCGGCATTGCGTGAATCTGATCCCAGCTTGACCGCACCGGATGTTCTGGCGAAGGCTTATAAAATGGCCGCCGCTGCGAATGACGGAGTATCTGCCAAAGTTGATGCTGCTAAAGCAGCCAAAAGCGTGACAGATAAGGTGGCTATGGCGAAAGCCAGAGCTTCCAAGGCAAGAAGAGCTTCAGGTTCAAATGTCCGTTCTAGTGGGGCTGTCCCATTTAGTAAGGCCGGGTCTGATAACGTGGAAGATTTTATTGGAGACCTTGTTGACGAACGCATGACGGCTTAACATGAAAGGAAAGTCAGATGGCTTCCCCGAATAGTTCGTTTACCGAAATATCGGCAATTACTTATCGGCATTTCAAAGATAAGTATCTTACCGATAATGTTACCAATCACACCGCTTTACACCAGCGGCTGACCGAGAAGGGCCGCGTTGATTTGGTCTCTGGCGGCTGGGAAATACAGGTGCCGCTTGACTACAATGAAAACGGCACTTATCAGCGGTATAGTGGCTTCGACACTTTGGATATTTCACAAAGTGAAGTTTTCACGGCTGCAAACTTCCCCTGGAAACAGGTCGCCATCAACGTCGTTGCCTCTGGCCTAGAAATTCGCCAGAACAGCGGTAAAGAGGGCGTAATCAAGCTGGTCAAAAACAAGCTGAAAAATGCCATGCGGACGGCAGGGAACAACTTCTCTGTCGATATGTATTCGGATGGCACTGCTGCTAATCAGATCAACGGCCTTCAGGCTCTTGTTTCTGACGCAGGCACAGGCACTGTTGGCGGGATTAATTCTGCTACTTACACTTTCTGGAAAAACATTCTCCAGTCAGCGGCAGCACCGTTGCAGGGCGGCGCAGGTATTACGCCAAGCGCAACTACAATCGAGAGCCTTATGCTCCCGCTGTGGCTTGCCCTTACCCGTAATAACGACATGCCGGATTTGATTGTCATGGACGATACTTACTTCACGTTCTTTGATAACAGTCAGACCAGCTTGAAACGCTATACCAACACAACCGACGTGAAAGCAGGGTCAACCTCCTTGAAGTACAAGGGCGCTGATGTTGTTTATGATTCGGTCGCGGCTGGTATGCCAGATGCTCATGGGTATTTCTTGAATACCGACTACATTGGCCTCTGTTCTCATCGAGATGCAAACTGGACGGAAGTTCACGAAAAATGGTCAGTGAATCAAGACAGTCAGGTTTTGCCAATTATTTGGCAGGGCAACATGACGGTCTCGAACCGTTCACTCCAGGGGGTTATGAAAGCTTAATAAGCTTCGTAATAGGATAAATACAATGGCTTATGAAATAGTAAACCCTATCGCCGGTAGTCAGCCGATTGCCGACACTTCTGCAACTCAACTTCACCCGCTTGGCACTATTGTTGAAGCGGCTGATGCTACATTGGGTGCGGGGGAATTTGTGTATCTTAGTGGCTTGGCGGCAACTGCCGTTGGCACCTGGGTTACATATGCCTCGTCTGACAATACGACGGTTCTTCTAGTCGCTAACGCGATTGGCCCCGTTGCCATTTCCATGTCAGCTAATCTTGCCAGCTACTACGGCTGGTATCAGATTAGCGGCAAAGGAACTGGTAAGGCTTTGGCAGGCTACGCCGACAACGGTCTAGTCTATGCGACTGCTACGGCAGGCAGCATTGATGATGCCGTTGTTGCTGGTGACCGTGTTAAACTTGCGATTGGCGCTTCCGCTGTCGGAACGCCTTCTTCAGGTCTAGCATATTTTGAAATCCAGCGTCCATTTGCGGACGACGGAACTGCGGCTTAACTTAGTAACTTGATCGGGGCTGGCCTTAACAGCCAGCCCCCTTCATTTACAAATTAGAGAGGATTATAATGGTTGATATTCTTCCAGAAGAAAAACACGGATTTCATGTTGATTTTGAATTGCGCGCTGAAGAAGATAGAGAAGCATCTATTAAATCCGGCCACCCAGTGTTTCGTGATGTTGAAATGGCTATACTGACCATGCCGGGTGGAAATCTAGTCCTTGATAAATTTGTTACCGACGAACTGCTGCGAGAATGGAAAGTCGGTATTCCTGGGCGCAAGCCGCCGTCGCCGTTTGCCATGTCCGCATATGAAGCATGGAAAGACGGGCGCGAGGCTCCTGTGAATGGGATTGATTTAAAGAACTGGCCTGGCGTAACGCCAGCGCAACTGAAGATGTGCCAAGGAATCTCGGTCCGCACTGTTGAGAATTTAGCCCAATCTAATGCAGACACAATTCGCAAATTAGGAATGGGCGGCGTTGCTCTAAAGGATAAGGCCGCTGCTTATTTACTAAGCGCGGGTAAAAATAAAGCGAGCGAGGAGATGTCTGCTTTGAAGGTTGAAATGCAGTCTCTGAAAGAAGCAATAGAGAAAAAAGACGACAGAATAAACGATCTTTTGACGCAGTTTACAGATGGACCTCCTAAGAAAACTAGAAAAAAGGCCGCCTAGATATGACTTTGTTGACGATGATCAACGGCGCTCAAGATACCATCGGGCTGAATAGGTCGGCGGCAGTTATGTCGTCAACAGATAGCAACACGCGCACTTTATTGGCTCTTGCCCAAACAGAGGGAAGCGAACTCCTTGAGAGATATTCGTGGCCTCAGACACAGGCAGAAGCTACCCACACAACGCTAGCGGCGCAGTTGCAGGGGGTTATGACCACCATAGCGCCGGGGTTCTCTTATATTTTAAATCAGACATTCTGGAACAGGACTTTGACGCAGCCGGTTCTAGGTCCGCTATCGCCTTCTGAATGGCAATTATTAGTGGCCCGCACAACAACCGGGCCATATTCTCAGTTTAGGATACGTGCGGGTAAACTTTTCGCTTACCCAGCCCCCGCAGTTGGTCAGACATGGGTCTTTGAATATCAGACATCTAATTTCTGCGAAAGCGCCTCCGGGACCGATCAATCAGCATGGGCCGCTGATACCGATACTGGTCTGTTGGACGAGAACCTGATGGAAATGGGCGTGGTGTGGAGATTTAAGAAAAAGAACGGTCTCGATTACTCTGAAGATTTCAGAACCTATGAGCAGAAGCTGGCAAACGATACGGCTC